CGAGATATAAGATTACAAGGAAAGTTATACAAGAGAAATAATAAACTACCTATATCCCAAAAGCTTATGAATGCTGTTGACGCATGGAAAAATCTTAATGCAGGTGCATTAGCAACAAAAGCAGATGTAAAATCCATATATTCCTACATGTCTTCCCAAATTGGAATTGAGAGAGGACACAAGGGATTAAAAACAGCGGACAAGGATGAATATGAGATGGAAGAACTTGTCATGCATCATGGTTTATTGATGGCTGGAAGACCGTGGGACGTGGCTTTTGACAAAGTAGGAAACAGAGATAAAGAATTTTTACGTGCAATTCAGATGATGAATGCCGTGTGTTCTATGTAGGGGCTACACGCGCTCGTAACCAACTACATATAGTACAACCACAAAGACAATGGGGATTTATAATATGACCAAAGAAGAAATATTAAAGAAAGCAAAAGATCTTATCAGTGGTGATAGGAATGATACACACGGAGATGCATTTCAAAATCATGCAGAAATTGCAGAGTTTTGGAATATATTTTTAGATAAAAAATTACAACCAATGGCTAATATTACAGCTGAGGATGTGGCATTGATGATGGTATTAATGAAGATATCAAGAAATAATCAAGGTAAGAAAAGTAATATAGATAACTTCATTGATATGTGTGGTTATGCAGCGATAGCGGGAGAAATTAATGACTCAGGATCTTTTTAAAACAGTAAATTCTAATTGGGTTGCTCCCACTGAATTTCCTAAACTAGAAGGCAAAGTAGCAGTAGACTTGGAGACGTGTGATCCACACTTAATCAAGGAAGGACCAGGATGGCCCCGCAAGCGTGGATATGTCATTGGCATTGCTGTCGCGAATGCCTCTTTTAAGGGATATTATCCTATCGCTCACTCCGGTGGGGGAAACATGAATGAAAAGAAAGTTATTAAATATGTTAAATCCATATGCGAAGATGATTCAATTGAGAAAATATTTCATAATGCACAATATGATATTGGATGGCTTTCAACACTTGGAATAGAAGTCAAAGGAAGAGTCCATGACACCATGGTAGCTGCGGCACTCATAGATGAAAATAGATTCTCCTATACATTGAATAGTATTGTCCATGAATATCTAGGAGAATTCAAGAATGAACAAAAGCTTAAGGAAGCAGCTGATGCTTTTGGAGTTGATCCCAAGAATGAAATGTACAAGTTGCCATCAACTTTTGTGGGTGAATATGCAGAAGCGGACGCTGATCTAACTTACAAGTTGCATGAGAAATTGTCATGGGAGATTGTAAAAGACAATCTTACAACGGTATATGAATTAGAATGCAATCTTATTAATGTAATTTATAGAATGACCAAGACTGGTGTTAGGTTTGATCAATATAAATGCGTAGAGTTAAATGATAAATTTAAAAATAAAGAAAAAAAATTAATGAAGAGGATCAAGGATTTAACCGGTCTTAACATAGAGATATGGGCAGCAGCATCAATATCAAAAGCTTTTGATTCGTTGAACTTACCTTATGAAAGAACGGAAAAGACCAATTCTCCTTCATTTACGAAGATGTTCCTTACGGACCATCCACATGAGTTACCTCGATTAATTATGCAGGCGAGGGAATTGAATAAACTAAGAGGAACCTTCCTGCATGGTTTATTAAATCATAACAATGAGGGGAGGATACATGCCCACATTAACCAAATTAGGTCTGACAGTGGAGGTACTGTCACTGGTCGCTTTTCTTATAATCATCCTAATCTTCAGCAAATACCTAGCAGGGGTCAATTCGCGAAAGACATCAGGAAACTTTTCATCCCAGAACAAGGATGCTACTGGCTTAAAGCGGACTACTCGCAACAAGAGCCCAGGTTACTCACGCACTGGGCGAGACTCGTCGACCAACCCGGTGCTAGGGAAGTACAGGAAGCATATCATAAAACGGACCTCGACTTTCACCAACAAACAGCCGAAATGGCAGGCGTGGAAAGACGCCTTGCGAAGACTATCGGACTAGGAGTCATGTATGGCATGGGCTATAACAAATTAGCGCGTGACTTGGACCTTGAACCACAAGAAGCCAAGAAAATGCTAGCAGATTTCCGTGCACGTGTACCATTTATGCAAGGAATGCTTGAAGCAGTTATGAATAGAGCCAATACAAAAGGTGTCATTCGTACATTATTGGGTCGTAAATGTAGATTTGATTTATGGGAACCAACACAATGGGGTGTACATAAGGCGTTACCACTAAATCAAGCAAAGGTGGAATATGGTGATGCCATTAAGAGAGCGTTTACCTACAAGGCATTAAACAGACTGATTCAAGGTTCAGCTGCGGACCAGACCAAGAAAGCAATGGTTGACGTTTATGAACAATTAAATATAATTCCCCATATTCAGGTACATGATGAACTTAACTGTTCTGTCAAGGATGAAAATGAGGGTAAAAAGATAAAGGAAGTTATGGAAACTTGCGTGGAACTTGAGGTTCCATCAAAAGTGGACATTAATGTAGGAGAAAGCTGGGGAGGATGAACTGGATCTGTAAGACACTCTTAATCTGTTTAAGTTTTAATCCGGTGATGGATTATACTAATAATGATGAATTTATTGAGGATGTGCGTGCATGCACGGTGCACCTTAATTCGATGTATGCAGAGCATGAGAGAGTTCCTGTAGATTTAGTAATAGCACAATCTATTCATGAATCCACATGGGGTAGATCCAGATTTGCTGTGGAAGGAAATAACCTCCTTGGGATCCGCACATTTGACTCATCAGATGACCAAATAAAACCCATGAATAAACCTAATGCGAGTTGGGGGCTCAGGATCTTTGAGACTAAGTGCGAATCCATATCTTACTATATTGAATTACTAAATAATAACCATCATTATAACGAATTTAGAGAGGAGCGATTATCTCAGTATATCAACGATATAGTTGACCTAGAGAGGTTAGCAAAGACACTTGCAATTTATGCGGAGGACGTATATTATACGCAAAAAATCATCAGAACATTGAGAGAACTAAATGACAACTAAAAGTGAAGGAAAACCCGGGTACCGAGCTCAGGGTAAGAAACGAGCAGATGGAGTAAAACATGGATTTGCAATCAACCCAGAACAAATGGATTTTGAAAGACGCAAGCTTTTGGAAGAGATGTCTACTAAAGTTACTAAAAAAGATCTTAATAATATGGCAGCTGTTGCGGCAACTCATGAGCCAGTATACAAGGACGAAGAAGGAAAAGAAAAAGAGCCAACACTGCGCATCCTTTCGCTCGGGGCAGGGGTTCAGTCTTCCTGTCTTGCACTCATGGCGCAAGAAGGACTAACAAAACACAAGCCAGACTATATGATATTTGCTGATACGGGATGGGAACCCTCATTCGTGTATGAGCATGTGGAATACCTTAAGAAAGCAATAACGATTTGCCCTCTCATTACTGTGGAACGAAGCAATATCCGTGAGGATCTTATTCGAGCAGCGAACCCCATTAAAGGGTCAAATGACGAGTGGAAATCTTTCGCCGGACGTGTACCAAATCCACCACTATTTGCAGCACGTCCTGGTGGAAAGGTTGGAATGCTGTACAGGCAATGTACACATGACTACAAAGTAATTCCTATTCAAAAGGAAATGCGGAGGATACTTGGCGTAAAGCCTCGCCACCGCGTGAAAAAAGGAACAATTGTCGAACAGTGGATTGGGATTTCAACAGATGAAGCAATGCGTATGAAAAAAGCACGATTGCCATGGCTTGAATCCCGTTGGCCATTGATCGAAATGAAAATGTCAAGAGCGGACTGCTTACAGTGGTACCGTGACATGAAAAAACATCCTATGCCAGGCAAGTCCTCGTGCATAGGATGTCCTTATCACCACAATGACCAGTGGAAAAATATGCAAAAGAATTATCCACATGATTTTGAAGATGCGTGTGAGGTTGATGATAAGATAAGACATGGATTGAAAAACACAACAGCTGAATTGTTTTTACATAAGTCAGCTAAACCTTTGAGGGATATAAATTTCTTGGAACCAAAGAAGCAAGCAAGCTTATTTGGTGAAACATTTGATGAGGAATTCGCAGATGAGTGCGAAGGGCTTTGTGGAGTATAGTGAGCAGAGCTGATTTAAAAAGAAAGAGACACAAGGGGAGACGTAAGGTTGGATCTAATAAAAGAAGGAACCGAAGACGTGCCCGCTTGGGAATGAAGATAAGGAGAAAATAATGACACCAGAAGATATAAAGAAGAAAAAAGAAATGCTCGTAAAACAACACAATGCTTTACAAGAAAAAATAACTGAAGGTAAAAATGCACTTGTTAACATGCAAGCACAGCTAAATGGTCTTGTCGGAGCGGTACAATTGTGTGATGATTTTTTAAATAACCCTAAAGAACCTAAAAAAGACAAATAATGGACGTTTGGGACCCAGGAGAGGAAACGACGGTATTCAGCCAAATAAAAAAGCTCATAAACGCCTGGTATCGGGCTTTAAGGGTATGGATGGTACGATTGGACCCGGGTAATTTAGTGTTCAGAGTCAAAGATTGGTTTCTGAACATCTGCGAGGTGTATGGAAGCAGTATCAGCTGCTGGGCATGGCATAAGCGTTGGAACAAGAGAAATAGAAGGAGATACAAGCATGGCTAAACCCGGACCACAAATGAAATGGAAGGATGAGGAACTGAAACTAGCCGGTGAACTTATTAGAAATCATACGGCGGAGGAAGTTGGTAAAATTTTAAACACAACGAAAAACGCCGTACTCGGTGTTCTCTACCGGGAGAAAGTGAAAAATGGGTACACACCATCCCCCGATTCAAAATATACAAAGACACGCATGCGCCATCGTTTCAAGAGTGATCCCGCGTTAGGTGAAATGAAATGTTACATATGTTCAACAACTTTTACCAAGTCAGGACGATTTGATCGTTTCTGCTATGAATGCAAAAGGACTGGACGTGTCGTATGATAAAAATAATCCACACCAAAACATTTTCATGTGATGATGACCATCCCATTGTGTGGTATACCTTCGATGAAACTAATAAGGCACTATGTGGATACTGCGCCACACAATTTGTGTATGAGGAAAAAGATTTTCATACCAAGATGGTGGAAGAAAAAAAGATACTGGATATTTCCATGAAGGAATCCATTAGGCAGAAAGAAGAAAGAACTACATCGGAGAAAATGCAGGAAGAACTGGAACCCATTGATTAAAGACAAGTTAAAAACTTACATAGATACACTTAACACCATGGACGATGTTATGGACCGCTATACATGGCTTATGGACTTTGGAAAAAAGTCAGCGACAATTCCTGAGCAGCATAGGTTAAAAGAATTCGAGGTTCCTGGGTGCCAGTCACAGACGTGGCTTGTTCCTCATTTTACATATGATAATAAGATTTATTTTACAGCTGACTCAGCTGCATTGATATCAAAAGGTATGGTGTGTTTGTTAGCTGATGTCTTCAGTGATTCTACAAGAAGCGATATATCATCCTTTGAAGAAAAATCACTAGACGGCTTGGATTTGCCGAATCTTTTGACTCCTGGTAGGAGAAACGGCGTTTATTCGATGCTGAAAGTAATTCAATCGTACGGAGTAAGCAAAGATTAAACATTTACATGACCACATCCGGGACAACTAGGTAAATCCTTAGTCATCCTTTTTCTTTTTTTTATTTTTTTGTCTATCTTTCGCAATCATATTTCTTAATTGCTTCATTCCCTTTTCAACAACTTCAATCTTTCCCTTGATACCCTCTATCTCAATGGAGAGGTTGAAAGTTTGATTTAAATTCCATGCGCCGAGCCCTAGGAGGGCCGCTGCAATGATTGAGATAATCATTCGTTCCATTATTTACTCCCACTTAAATACTTGTTTGATTGTCCAGGATTCCTTTTGATTGTTCGTCAGAACATCATTCTTCGCGTCCTTTTCACCCGTACTCCTATCCTGTCCATATGTAACCGTAGTTGTAGATGGCTTGACGCTTAAAGTATTCATGTCATAACATCCATATAAATTTATTGTAGATATTACTGTCATAATAAATATTATCTTTTTCATTCATTCTAAGCCCCGCAAGAATCGCAGAAATCGTCACAAATGCATGGATCTTGATTACAGGCTGGACACTCTTTCATTAGTTGTTAAAACTATTCAAAGGATTGTTAGCTTTCTTTTTGATTTCTTGTATCTGTATGTCTTGCAATTCATTTTCTTTTGATACAATCGCAGTTTGTTTGCTTAATTCTTCAATGTCTTCTTCTAATTCCCAAGCATATTCTTCTAATTTTGTAAGAGATTCAAGAAGAGGTTTTAAATTAGCAGGTTCAGGTAACATAGCTATTTGTTCTCTAACTTTACCTATTTCTTTGTAGATTGGAGAAAGATCAACCTCATCTGGTACGCTGAGCATGGCAACTGATTCTTTAACTTTACCTATCTCTTTAAATACTAGTGTTAAATCCACTGGTATAATTTTCTCTTCCACTTTTGCTATTCTATCTATTAGATCTACCTTGTACTCATTCGCATATAACAGTACCTCATCAAATTGTTGAGTTAATGCCTTATCCTTTTCATGTAAAGGTTTTAAATTTACTGGTTTTTTATTCTCTATTGCATCAAGGCGTGAGTTAAACTGGCCCCAGGTGTAAAAACCTCCGCCAATGGCCCCTATAACGCCTATCAGTGCTGCATATGTACTTAATTTTTCTATTATTTTCATTATTCTCCTCTCAATAGTTTCAGTTCTATCATAATCGCTGATTTTTGTATAGCCAATTCTTCCAGCTCTTTCCTGTAGATCTCTACTGGATCCCCTTGAATATACATAATAAGCGTTACACCCTTATATATTTCCTTGCTGTACTCCAGCATGCTAAGCTGGTCAAAAAAGTCATCATTGACGGCGTAATTCAGCCCCTCATCTCTGTAAAAATCCTTATTTGAGTAGGTGTCAAGGCTGACAGCTTCCTTGAATATATCTCGAGGATTGATTGCCACCTTGATTTCACCGACTTCAACCTTTACTATTTTGATGTCTTTGGAGACTGTTATTTTTCCGTCTGTTACCTCTCCTGCGTCAATATCATCTTCTCCAATCTCTTCCTCTTCATTCGCAGCAACCTCTTGTGTGCGTTCTTCAGGCTCTGATTCTTCTGCCACTTCTGATTCAGGTTCTTCATCAGTTCCCTCGGTATCTTCCATAGATTCTTCATCTTCAGCTACCTCCATTTCCTCATTTTCGTCCTCTCCC